TCTCAATCCGGGCGGCGAGTACGTCCTGCCGGGCAGCGACTGGGATCGTCAGCACGGTTATTCCAAAAAGCTGAATGACCTCCTCCGCCCGTTCGGGTTCACGGCATACCAACTCCGTAAAGAGTGGGCGTGTCAGTTGTTGAACGAGCAGAACGTGCCGGTGCATATCGTCGCCGAAATGATGGGTAACACCGTTCAGGTTCTGCTCGATTACTACGTTGCGGTGAAGAAAACCAAGTACAGTTTGCAGTTGGGATAAATGTGTTTTTAATGAAGAAACCAGAAACGGAACGAAAAAAACTATCATGTCATTACAAACTTACAGAGTGGCACCGGGACAAGTTGAAGCGGTTGGCTCAGTCCGCAAGACGCACAATGACCTCAGTCATCGAGGAACTGATCGAGGACGCGAAGTGACGTACCCGGTGCCACTTCCATTTCGGATTCTCCACGGTTTTTTTGTCGGGGGAACGGTCACGATCATCGTTATGCTGATGTTGGGATTATGAATTATCTCTCAACGCAAATCGTGGCGGATCGATTATCGGTGGCATGATGACCTGGCTGACTCCATCTCCCCGTTGCGCCGAATGTGGCGAACTCGATACGGAAGACGATTGTGCGTGTTGCCGAGAGTGCAGCAAGTCGCCATGCGAATGTGTGTGCCCCGATTGTGGCGAACTGGTCAATGATATGTGTGCGTGTGACACCGATGAATAGCAGAAACAAAGGCGCGAGAGGTGAACGTATGTGGCGGGATCAATTACGAGATGCGGGGTTCGAGGCAATCAGAGGCTGCCAGAACGCGGGGCGTGATGCGGGTGGTGGCGAGGCGCCGGACATCATCTGTCCCGACCTACCGAAGATTCATCATGAGGTGAAGTTCGTCGAGAAACTCAATTTACAGGACGCGATGGATCAAGCAGTGCGAGATGCCAAGCCTGGGCAGATCCCGATTGTCGCTCATAAACGGTCGAACTGCGACTGGAACGTAACCGTCCGAGCGGAGGACTGGTTCAAAATTTTAAAACAAACGGATTTGGTATGCGGGTCTTGATCATGTTCCCACATACCGGCCTGGGGGGCTTTCATAGCTTTCTCCCCCCAGGCGAACTTTTGCGGATGAACCGCACAAAACAGAAACGAAAATGATAATACAAGAAACGAGTGGCGGGGGAGAGTTACCCCCGAAGAAACCGCAAAACGCGGTGTGTGTAGCGGTGATCGATGTGGGTGAATCTTACGGCATTCCGCCAGGCCCGGACGGTCGGCGCATGGTTCCATCGATGAATCCAGCCCATCCTGATCCGAAACAGAAAGTCCGGTTCCTATTCGAGTCGGCGGAGAAGATGGAGGACGGAAAACCGTTCCAGTTGACCCGCCAGTTTAACGTCTCATTGAGCGACCAAGGCTACCTGAAGCCGTTTTTAGACGGTTGGGGTGTCGAGCTAGTCAAGACCGGTGGCGGGATCGACCTGGAGGCATCCTGCGTAGGTAAATGCGCGATGGTCAATGTGACGCATGACAAAGACCGGACTGATCCCGAGCGGATCTGGGCGAACATGTCAACCGCAATGCCGAGTGACGCGGATCTCAAGCCGAGCGGCGAGTTCAACAAAGCCGAGTACCTGAAGGCGGCCCAAGAAAAGTACGCGGAGCGCAAGTGACATGATCATCCCGGAAGCCAAGAAAATCACCTCCTCCGGTCAGCACTGGTACACGCTGACCGGGGAGGCTTGTCACGTTCAACCTGACGGCAAGAACACCACACTGCGCCATGCGCGGAAACAAAACCTGGTGCCATCGGTGAGCGGGATTCTCGGGATGGTGGAGAAGACGCATCTGACCAAGTGGAAGTGCGACCAGATGGTGAAGAAGTGCATCGAATACCCGCACATCGATGGTGAGGCCGAGCGGGACTACATCGACCGCATTCACGGTTATGCGAAGATCGATCAACACAAGATCCTAGACTTCGGTAACCGAGTTCATAAAGCCATCGAGGAGTTCAACCTCGGCAAGTTCGATGAGTCGAAAGACCCGGAGATTTGGCCGTGGTTGGAGACCTATGTCCGATGGACGCATGAGAACGTCATCCGAGTGGTTGCCGTCGAGAAGACGGTTGTGAGTAACAGGTGGGGGTTCGGAGGCACGATTGACCTGATAGCCGAGGTGCGAGGTATCCGGGGCAACGTCATTATCGACTACAAGACCCAGGAGTATGCGGGGAAAAAGCCAGATTTCCGGGACACCTACGTCCATCAGTTGGCCGCCTATCGGAAGACGATGCGACCGAATCCGATGTGTATAAGTCTGGTAATAAACAGATCAGAACCTCTCCCGATAGCCCAGAAGATTTGGTCACCGCCAGAACTCCAACGAGGTTGGCGATTGTTCCAGGCGGCGAATGCGTTGTGGCGGGAAGCGAAAAAATATGAACCTACAGGAAAAAGCGATAAGTGAGGATGAAGCGAAGCGACTGGGCGCGGTTCCGTTCAGCCTGCCATGTCGAATTGGTTCCATCCGGGTGACTGATGAAACGTGGATCATCCACAACATGATTGAGGATTTAGACCGAGGAAACATCAAGTGGTTGGTCGTTAAAGTGAAACACCGCAACTCCGACTCAATCGCTGATGCGCTAGAATTATGGAAGCTAAAGTAGAAAAAGAAAAAAAGATCAACCTGACCCAATGGAAAGACGATCCACCGGGTTCCAGTCGCCGATTGCGGCTACTCGCTGAAGCGGCAACCGACTTCTTCGACAAGTCGATGGAGGATCTCCAGTCGAAGTCTCGCACCAACGACCTGGTGTGGCCGAGATCGTGTTGCATGTGGATCGCCAGAGATGCTGGTTACACGTTGTCATTCATCGGTGACTGGTGGGGGAAAAACCACGCCACGGTCTACCATGCTATCAACCTGGTGAACGATCTGAGAGAGACGAAACCAGCTTACGATAAGCAGTTCAGACTCTTTGCGATTTTCGCTAAAAACTACATCCATCAGAAAGACAGGCACTGACCTCATTAACGTTAATTTGTAGAAAAGAAATAAAACTCCCGTAGCTAATCATTTGAAATCAGTCACTTACATATGTTCAGAACGTAATTATACGAGTATACGACTATACGATAAGAGAACTTATATACTTATAACCTCTTACGAGTATACGACTATCGATTATCGTATGGGGTAAGATTATGAAAGTACTCACCTCAGCGGAGACGTTTGCGCTCAAGAATCAACTCCAGGTCATCCGGGAACAGATGGCGCAGATCGAAGAGCGCGGTGTTTACGATGTGGCGGGGAATACGGTCAAGCCGGGTGACCGGAAAGAGTACCGGGATCTGGTGAAGATGGAGAACCACGTTCGTCAACTCGCCGCCGGTATCGAACGACCGTCACCGCTAAAGCCGAAAGTGCGACCAGGCGTGGTGTTCCCCGAACGAGCCAGCGATGAGCGTTGGGAGGAACTTGCTAAATTGGCGCATGAGACGTTTAAAGAGTTGCTGGGGTGTACTGACACCGTAAACGGAAAAGAATCGTGTGCCGGTACCGTAGCGGCGCAAGAAGCGTGTGACGGGGGGAGAGATTAGGTGGATGAATCTTGAGTACAGAACATTCGTGGAGGTTCAGGAGCAATTGGCGGCTTTCTTCGCTGATCCCGGGGGTGAGGAACAAGCGGCACTCAAAGCGCGTGAGGATTACTACCGCAACTGGATTGCCAAGCGACCACCAACACCGGAACCTGAGCCAGAACCGGAGCGTGCGCCAGTCGAGTTTAAGTTCAGGAAACCGAAGTACCGGAAACCACGCCAAACGTTTTACCGTAAAGCGATTCGTCGCAAGATTAGGCGACTGTCACCCGATGATATCGATTCATGTGCGGACGATATTCAGGATTGGCGGGGAGATTGCACTGCATCCAATCCAGATGAAATATTCTACTTGGGTCTCATGTCCGCTCTTCGCAAAAGCGTTGTGTTTAGCGGGTGGGATCAACAAACGTACACCGTTGATGATCGTGTCATCGAAGCGGCGGAATCATGGCATAATCATTGGCGTGTCGATGCGCGTGACATGGAGTGGGACGGTTACGAATGGACGATAATATGAACGCTTTTAGCTTTTTAGATAGATATCAAAGCTATGCACAGACTCAGGCGCAATTGGCGGCGTTTTTCGCTGATCCCGGTGAGGAGGAACTGGCGATACTCAAAGTGTGGAAGGATCACCAACGCAAACACCTGGCCGAGCGACCGAAACCAAAGCCTCGAAAGAAGAAAGAAAATCCAACTCGATTCATTCGGTTCAACCATATGCCCGAGTGTGAGTACACCCGAGAACGGCGAATCTTCGCCCCACCAACCAACCGTCAATCCCGAGACGCGCAACACCGCTCATGGGACGGTTACGAATGGACGATAATATGAATTTAAGCCAACCAAACCGGGTGCCAAGACCGCTCTCTTCAGGCGGCACCGGAACTAACATAACCAACGACACTTCTCACTCGGAGGTTGGTGAATTTGATAGAACTGTTCCTATGTTGTCCACGCTTCATAGGCAACATAGGAAAACGAACAAACGATAACATGGCAGGAATAACAACAAGCGCGACAATGGCAGGCGAGCAACCGAAGGACGATGTTCTCGGTAGCCGGGTAGATGAACTAACCGCTGAGGTGGGTGAATTGAGGAAGCAGTTTGCGTTGCTTCGGTGTCACGTTATCGACACCGAAGAACGGAACAGCGAGGAAATCGAGGTTCTCAAAGCAATCGATGACACGAGGGATGCTCAACTGGAACTGAAAGTCGCTATAGCTAAAACGGAAGTTACCGACGAACTCAAAGCGTGGTTCGATCAGAAGGCGTTTGACGAACTTTTCGCTGTCATCGGCAGGATTGATGCACTCGAAGAGAAGAACAACGATGAGTGAGTACAAGATAACAACGACGATTGGCGATCTCTTCGTCACTGCGTCCAGCCGGAAACACGCAGCAACCGTTGCCCGGGAAGATCCGAGGTTCGATGGGGCGCAGATTAAGAGGATCGCACGGCATAAACTTCGAGACCTCGGTGCGCGTAGAAATCAAGTAGCGGACACGCTCAAGTGCATCCCGAGCAAGTTTCTTTCGTTTAACTCCCAGCAACTATGAATAAGCTACTATCGACCAAAGAACTCGCCGAGAAGTTAGGCGTAACAACTCGAACTATCGCCAACCTGATACTTCGGAGAAAGATACCATATCTCAAAGTCGGTAACCGGAATCGGTTCGACTCGGAGCAAGTCCTGGCGTCAATGCAAGTCACTGAAATACACGATGGCAGGTAAACGCAAAACAACAGCCAAGAAGAAGTCCGTCCCGGTTCGCAAGAATGCGGTCAGCGACGAAGTCAAAGCGTCGAGACTCGATGCACTACGCAATGCGCCTATTCAGATGCCGAAGAGCGTCATGGAAGCCAGGCGTAAGCAAGCGAGTAAGCTGGGCACAGGCGAAATCACCGGAAGACCGACCGGATATATTCCCGAAACGATTGAGGCAATGCTGAAGAACGTGAGGAGCGGACTGCCGGTAGTTCGTGCTGCCGTCATGGCGGGGATAGGAAAAAGTACGCTATTTCGTTGGGTAGAACAATACTCTGACTTTCGAGAGGTTATCGAACAAGCAGAGTCTGAATACCAAGCTTTTGCACTAGGAACGGTCAACGATGGCATAGCAAACGGTGATGGTCACCTGGCCATGAAGCTACTCGGCGCCAGGTTCGGCGATGAGTACGCAACATCGAAGAAAGTCGATGTGCGTAACACGCATGTTCGGTCCTCGATCAGTGCGGATCTGCTCAGTGGGTTGCAGTCTGCTAGAGTTGAAACGGATGTAGTATCCGCCGTTAATCTGCTTGGAACGGAGGAAGCAGACACATCACCCGAAGAAGTCACCCAACCGTCACCTGACAATGACGGTTCCGCTGAGAAAGTGGTGGGGGGGACCCCAACACCCCGGGGTACCAATTTAAACACCCCCCCCCGTCCAAAACAATCGCACACGGAGAATTCCGACCAATGACATTAGCGATGAACGACAACGACCGGGTCGCCGCCTCGCCAAACGAACGTGCGGTGTGTCCGGGTTGCGGTGATGAGGTGATAGCGAAGTGCGGAACGATCAACCGGTGG